GCGTTGAGCTTTGTTCTGCGGTTCATCCACTTGCTGGTGGCGGAACTTTCCGCAACGAGCCGTCAACTGCTGCTGACCTCAACGAAACATCACTTGAGAATGCTCTTATCGACATCTCCACTTTCGTTGATGAGCGCAATATGATTATTGCTCTCCGTGGCATGAAGCTTATTGTTCCGCCACAGCTTCAGTTTGTTGCTGATCGTCTACTTGAGTCAACGCTTCGTGTCGGTACTGCCGACAACGATTTGAACGCTACAAAGAATATGGGAATGATTCCTGAAGGTTATACCGTAAATCACTTCCTGACTGATCCTGATGCGTTCTTTATCAAGACAGACACTCCAAATGGCTTTAAGCACTTTGAACGTGCGCCATTGGCGACAAATATGGAAGCAGACTTTGATAGCGGCAATATGCGATTCAAAGCTCGTGAGCGTTACAGCTTTGGCTTCTCTGACCCACGTTGTGTGTTCGGTTCACCCGGTGCATAACTAGAATAATTGTTCGGAAAAGGGCGGCTTTTCAGCCGCCCTTTTTTTGTGTATAGTTTTTTTACCCCTGACAGTCGTTTGTGCGGCTGACACTAGCCACGACAGGAGATAAGCATGGCTAATACTACTTTTAGCGGTCCCGTCCGTTCCCAAAACGGTTTCCAAATGTTTACGAAAAACGCCACTACAGGCACTATTACCGTGACTAGCGGTGATAAAATGGCTGCGGAAGCTGTTGGCAGTGCTGGTATCGAAGGTACAGCAGCCGTATATATCACCACAGTTGTTCGTGATCACAGTGACACTTCAACTGGTGTAAACATTGTTAAATCAACAATTATGATTGATCTTACAGGTCTTAAGGATGGCGGAACTGCTGGCGATATTATTGGTAAAGACGGTTCAGGTGTTGCCTATATCGCTCAAGTTACCACAGCCAACCAAGGCACAGTTTTTGGTGTCACGATGACATGCTTAGAAGCTCCCGCTGGCGGAAGCGCAGATATTGATCTGTTTTCTGCCACTGAAGGCACTGGTGTTAATGATACTGGTATTGGTGCTTTGACTGAAACACAAATTATTAATGCTGGAACGCAAGCTGCTGGAACATTCACCGCTGGTGGGGATATAGCTGCTGATCAGTACCTTTATCTTGTTAGCCAAGGTACAGGTGATGCTACATACACTGCTGGTCGTTTCATGATTGAAATTATCGGTTACGATACAGCAAGCTAAGTAGGAGGCTAACATGGCTGGCCCAGTAAAAGCCTTTAACTATGCTCAAGGATCTTCTGCTGCTGTTGTAGGACCAGCCCGCTCTCGCATTCGTCAAATTATAATTTTTGCGGACGCGGCTGGCGCTTTTACAATCAAAGATGGCAGTGGGTCTGGTGAAACATTAATTACGCAAACATTCCCAACGGGAATACATCACCTCAATATCCCAGATAACGGTATTATTGCTACGAATGGTGCGTTTGTATCTGCTTTCACCGGATCTAATAATCAACTGACCATTTTCTTGTCGTAGAAACGTTCATGGCTAGTTCTAAGGGCGAAATGCCTAAAAGAAACAAAAAGAATTTCCGCCCCACAAAATCTGGGGCGGGAATGACTAAAGCTGGCGTTGCGGCTTACAGACGTAAAAACCCCGGTAGCAAACTGAAGACAGCAGTTACGGGCAAGGTAAAGCCCGGTAGTAAAGCAGCGAAGCGCAGAAAGTCTTTTTGCGCGAGGTCTGCCGGTCAGATGAAAAAGTTTCCAAAAGCGGCAAAAGATCCAAACAGCCGTTTAAGACAGGCTCGTAAAAGGTGGAAGTGTTAATGAAAGCGGAAGAAGTTTTAAAGCTCTTGGAAAAGCACGAGGAAGAGTGCAGTCAAAGATATGCAGATATTCAAGATAAATTAAAATCTTTAGATAATCGCATGTGGGGTATTATGATTTTAATTGTCGTAGCGGCTGGATTGGAGCAATTGTTGTAATGGCTATAGGCCGCTCACAAATGAGCAGGCAGATATCTAAGCCTCCACGAAAACGTAAGGAAGGTAAGAAATTGGCAACCAAAAAAACAACTAAAAAACCAAAGTCAAAAAGCAAGAAGTCATCAACACCTACAAACCCATCTTTGTATGCAAGGGTAAAAGCCGAAGCTAAGAGAAAATTTGATGTATATCCAAGCGCTTACGCAAATGCTTGGCTTGTCAGGACGTATAAAAAACGTGGTGGTGGGTATAGATAATGAGCCTTAAAGAGTGGTTTGGAAAAGGCCCAAAAGGTGATTGGGTTGACATTGGCGCTCCTAAAAAGGACGGCAAATTTCAAGCTTGTGGACGCAAATCAACAAAAGGTTCAAAAAGAAAATATCCTAAATGTGTGCCGCGTTCAAAGGCGCGGTCTATGTCAAAATCTCAGATAAAGAGCGCAGTTTCTAGGAAGAGAGCAAAGGCGCAGGGCGTTGGTGGAAAACCAACAAACGTCAAAACATTCTCCGGAAAAAAACCTAAGAAGATGGAAGATGGTGGTGCAATTATGGCGGAAATGCAACCTAGAAAGCGCAAGGTAAATCGTCAACCAAAGGACGGAATGATTGCAAGAGGGTGTGGGGCCGTCTTAGAACCAAAAAGGAAAGCCACAAAATTGAGATAGTTCATGCTTTCTTATTGTATGTATTTGTTGGTCTAGGTGAAGACCGTAGGCTTGTTAGTAATGATATGTATTTTCGCAGTGTCGATGACTGCGTGTACTTTGCACAACGGTTGCATAAACAAGGACAGAAGATCACATCTTATTGTTTGCCAACAATGGTAGATGAAGACACGAAGGTATACTGATGGATCCAATTTCTGCAATGGCAACCGCTTCAGCGGCATTCGGAGCGCTTAAAAAGGGCTTTGCTATTGGTCGCGACATTGAGTCTATGGCTTCTGATTTATCGCGCTGGATGGGCGCTCTATCTGACCTTGATCAGATGGAAAAAGAGGCAAAAAATCCCCCCATATTCAAAAAATTGTTTTCTGGCCAAAGCATAGAGCAAGAGGCCATAACGACTTTTGCCAACAAGCAAAAAGCACAGCAGCAGCGGTACGAGCTTCAGCAGTGGATTTCTCTGACCATGGGCAAGTCAAAATGGGATGAGCTTGTGAAAATGGAGGGCCAGATTCGCAAACGCCGCAAAGAAACCTTGTATAAACAAAGAGAGCGTCGGCGTAAGTTTGTAGAAATTGTAGCATGGATAATTGTGATTGGAGCAGGTTTTGCTGCACTAACCGCTTTTGTCATGTTGCTAAAGTCGCACACAGCACTTGCCGATCAGATGACAACATGTCGTAAGGTTAAATGCGAGAAGCTAGAGGATCGCCAGACGCTTTGTATTTTTAGGGGTCAGAACAACACGATTGAGTCGCAGTTTTTTGAGTATTTGGAATTTATACCAAGTGAATACCAGTGCAAATACGATCCCAGCGCCCGCAAGGACATAACGATACAGGAAACACTGAAAGCCATTCGGGACAGTCAGAAATGAAACATAATTTATCTTCAACTCCTAAAGTGTCTAAGTATATAGAAACATGGATTATGAAAGACTTATCTCCTGTTGATAAGGAAACTGGTTTTGCACTTTGCCCATATGCTAAAAAATCTTGGTTAGACGATAGAGTCAAGGTTGTCTCATGTGATGGAGATTTATGGGATAGAGTAGCTGAAGAATGCACTAGCTTTGATTCCAAAAACGCTCTTACTGTTTGTATTGAAGAAAACCCAGACAGATCATATGACGAACTAGAAGCTGCTTGCATGGCTATGAACAGCTATTTTTCTGCTACAAAACAGGATTTATGGTTGTTGGTTTTTGAGGGAGAGCTAGCAATAATATTCATTCAGAAATTGTCTGAATTGGATGATGCTAGTCAAAAACTAGAAAAAGTGGGATACTATGAAAATTATGATCCCGACGACTATGTGAAACTTATCTTAGCACGACGAGAAAGAAGGATACAAAATGGTCAAAAAAGCTAAAAAAATGATGGGTGGCGGTGCAGCCAAAAAAACAGCACGTCGCATGCGTGGCGGTGGAGCAACTATGAATGTATCTCCTCGCAAGAAAATGGCGATGGGCATGAAGAAGGGTGGTGCCGCTAAAAAAATGATGCGTGGCGGTAAGGTCAAGAAATAATGACAACTTCCGGTTCAACGAACTTTGAGCTTGATGTAAGTGATTACATCGAAGAAGCCTTTGAGCGATGTGGTTTGGAGGTTCGTACTGGTTATGATCTAAAGACAGCTAAAAGATCGTTGAACCTTTTGTTTGCTGATTGGGCAAATCGTGGTCTGAATCAATGGACAATAGCACAAAGAACTCAAACGGTTACCGCCTCAGACGGTAATTATAATCTTGGTACTGACGTGATAGATGTTTTGTCTATGGTTGTTCGTCGCAGTAGCACTGACCTTTCTATGAGCAGAATTAGTAGAGATGAATATCTTAGTATCCCGAACAAATCTACTACTGGGCGTCCAACACAATTCTTTATTGATCGTCAGATAACTCCTGAAATAAAAATATGGCCATTGCCAGAAAACTCTACAGATGTTTTGTACTTTGATTGCCTTACTCGCATTGAAGATGCCGACACTTTCACAAACACGATAGATGTTCCTTTTAGGTTCTATCCTTGTTTGGCGGCAGGGCTTGCTTATTACATAGCGATTAAAAAAGCCCCTGACAGAATTCAGCTTTTGAAGTCTATATATGATGAAGAGTTTGATCGCGCTCAAGCCGAGGACCGTGATAGAGCTTCGTTTACTGTAGCGCCTAGCTTGCAATATTACAGGGTAAGTTGATGGCTCGTTTTGCTTCTGGAAAATATTCATACGGAATATCTGATAGATCAGGGTTTCGTTATCGTTTGCGAGATATGAGGCGTGAATGGAATGGACTTTTGGTCGGCCCTGATGAGTACGAAGCAAAACATCCACAGCTTGATCCACCCAGAAATGTTGTTGACGCAGAGTCATTACGCAATCCCCGTCCTGACACGCAAAACATTATTTCTGCAAATGTTGAGTTCCCAACATTTAATTTAAACACAGTTCAATATCTTCCTATTCCTTTTATGAACAGTGCCGTAGGTCAGGTTGTTGCTACGGGAATTGCATCTGGTGAATCTGTTTCTGTAGCAGTAACAGGCATTTCTGCCGAAGGTTACGTTGGAAGCGTGGTTGCGTCTAACATAGCATCTGCAACGGTGTCGGTAACTGGCGTGGCGGGAACAAGTGCCGTAGGTTCAGTTTCTGTATTGGCAATAACAGTTTACACAGTAACGGTTTCAAGCGATGGATACGGTAATAAATACTATATTGCAGGTCTTTCAGGCGCTGCCCCAACCCTCACCCTCAACGAGGGAAGTACTTATCGATTTGATCAGTCTGATTCCAGTAATTCCGGGCATCCCCTCAGATTCTCTACCACTTCTAATGGAACACATGCGGGAGGTAGTGAATACACCACCGGTGTAACGCATAGCGGCACTCCGGGTAGTTCAGGTGCATACACACAAATCACGGTAGCCGTTGGCGCTCCAACTTTGTATTATTATTGCACAAATCACAGTGGTATGGGCGGCACTGCAAACACGCCATAGGAGTAAAAAATGGCCTTTTCTGGAAATTTCTTGTGTACGTCTTTCAAGAGCGAACTGTTCAATGCAGTTCATAATTTTGGAAGTCATACTTTTAAGGTCGCATTGTTTACTAACAGCGCGACATTGAACGCATCCACAACTGCGTACTCAAGCAGCAATGAAGCTAGCGGAACTGGGTACAGCGCTGGCGGGGCAACTGTTGCGAATGTAAGTGTGAACACTAGCGGTACCACTGCTTTTATTGATTTTGATGATGTTGCTTTTTCAAGCTCGTCTATAACAGCTAGAGGCGCACTTTTATACAACAGTAGCGCTTCCAACAAAGCTGTGGCAGTGTTTGATTTCGGTTCAGACAAATCATCGTCATCGTCTACTTTCACGATTACTATTCCAACAGCAGACGCAAACAATGCGATAGTTAGGATTGCCTAATGGCTTTCACTTACGCGCAGTTAAAAACTGCTATTCAAGATTATACAGACAATGCGGAAACGTCATTTGTGACAAATTTGCCAACTTTTATTCGTGCGGCAGAAGACAGAATATTTAAATTGGTAGATCTTGAGGTTTTTCGTAAAAATGCTACAAGCACACTTTCTCAAAATGATCCCTACTTATCAGTCCCAACAGATTATTTATCTTCATTTTCATTTTCTCTAACAAACAGTTCTAGTAAAGAGTTTTTGTTGCAAAAAGACGTTAATTTTTTGCAACAGTACAGTCCTAATTCAGCCACAACTGGCGTTCCAAAATATTACGCTTTTTTTGATCAAGATAATTTCATACTCGCTCCTACTCCTGATAGTAATTACGCAGTAGAGCTTCATTACTACTATCGCCCGGCTTCGTTGACTGCTGGCAGTGATAGTGGGACGACATGGCTTAGTGATAATGCTCCAAATGCGTTGCTTTACGGCTCTTTAGTTGAAGCGTACATTTATATGAAGGGCGAGCAAGACATGCTTCAAATGTATGAAAAGCAATTTGCGGAAGCATTGAGTAGAATTAAGGATCTGGCAGAAGCTAGGGAAAACAGCGATGCGTATCGCAGAGGCTTGCCAGATCGGCCTCGTACATAAGGAGTAACGAAAATGGCAACGTCTAACGCAGCAACCACCTACATGGAGCATGCACTATTGCAGTTCCTGTTCAAAAACAACACGGAGAGCTTTGCGACTCCCGGCAACAGTATCTATGTCGGTTTGGCAACCGCCGTATCCAGCATTGAGACTGGCTCCTTAACGGAAGCCACCTTTGGAAGCTATGCCAGACAGCAAGTTCAGGCTTCAGGATGGACAGTCCCGGCAGTGGGGACAGATACTCAAACAGCAGTGAATGCTGCAAATGTTGAGTTTCCAGCTTCCACCGGCACAAACAATACGATCACACATGCCTTCATTGTAGATGCGTCGAGCAGTGGGAACATTCTGTTTGTGGGTGCTTTGGACGCAAGCAAGACAATCGCCACTGGCGACATCTTCCGTATCAACGCAGGCAATCTGTCGATAGAGCTAAAGTAACATGGCACTTGTTCTTAGAGATCGCGTAAAAGAAACGACCACAACCACCGGCACTGCAACATACACGCTTGCAGGGGCTGTTTCTGGTTTTGAGACTTTTGGCAGCGTGGGCGATGGGAACACGACATATTACGCTTGTTCTGATGGCACCGACTTTGAGGTTGGTATTGGAACATACACTGCGTCAGGCACCACGTTAGCTAGAACAACCATACTTCAGTCGAGCAACAGTGATGCTGCTGTAAACTGGAGTTCCGGCACAAGGACGATTTTCTGTACGTTGCCAGCGGAGAAGATGTCCTTCCTTGATGCTTCTGGGAATGTGGTGGCGGCTAACGGTAGCAATCTGACGGCGCTGAATGCCAGCAATCTTGCCAGCGGAACGGTGGCTAACGCTAGATTGGACGCGCAGTTGCAAGACGTAGCTGGCTTGGCTGTTACAAACGGTGGGTTCATCGTGGGTGATGGCTCAAACTTTGTGCTTGAAACCGGTGCAACAGCCAGAACATCACTAGGGCTAGGAAGCGCAGCAACATCTAACACAACCGACTTTGACCCGGCAGGACAAGCTGTGGCGATGGCGATAGCTCTGGGGTGATACAATGGCTAACTCATTCAAACTCGTTACTGACACCGCTGTAGGCACATCTGCTGCTACGATACACACCGGCCCTTCATCGACAGAAACAACCATTATTGGCCTTACAGTTGCGAACATTGTTACCTCACAGATTGAGGTAGATGTTCAGCTTGAAAACAATGACGGTGACAATGTGTATCTGATCAAGGCCGCGCCTGTCCCTGTAGGCAGCAGCCTTGTTGTAGTTGGTGGTGAGCAAAAGGTTGTGATGAACACAAGTGACGTATTGAAGGTTACAAGCAACACAGCGAGTTCTGCTGATGTAACCCTGTCGATCTTGGAGATTACATAATGGCGTATATCGGTGCTGGCATATCACGTTTTAATACTGCTGACGGGCTGACTGTCACTGGTACGTCAGACTTAAAGGACAATGTTGCCGTTACAGGTAACGTCACAACAACAGGTACAGTAGAACCCGCAGGGGATACTGCTGCTGGTGACAACGCTGCTATCGGGTTTACCAGCACAGAAGGGCTTATCCTGACAGGTCAGGGCAGCACCAGTGACGTTGTAATCAAGAATGATGCTGATACTACGGTGTGCTTCGTGCCTACTGGTACAGATGACCTAAAGTTTAATGACAACGCTGCTATCCTAATGGGTACCGGCAGTGACATGCAGATTATCCACGATGGCAGCAATTCAATAATTAGTGATAACGGCACCGGAAATCTTGTTTTACGTTCAGATTCTACAGCAGTTGAAATAGATTTTAATACAGCCGAAACAGCCGCATTATTTAATCATAACGGCTCCGTTGAATTGTATCACGACAATAGCAAAAAGTTTGAAACCACCAGCACAGGCATAGACGTGACTGGCAACGCTGTTTTTGATGACACTGCTGAAATACAAATGGGTGCTGGCGCAGACCTAAAGATATTTTCTGATGGCACAAACGGGGCGTTACGAGCAAACAACGGGAGAATTTTTCTTCAGTCAGATACGGGTATAAATCTTACTAAAAATGGTAACGCTGAGACGATGGCTATCCTAACGCCTGATGGTTCAGTTGAATTATATCACGACAATACAAAACGCATTGAAACCAGTAGCACGGGCGTTGGTGTTACAGGTAGTGTCATAGCCACTGGACTTGTAGAGGCAGAAGGCGGTAATGCACCAAGCGGTGGGTTTCAGATTAAAGACACTGGTGGTACAGCACGGCCACGAATTACTAATGATGCAAGCAATGCAACGGTAATCCGTGCTGGTTCTGCTAGTGGCAATGTAAAATTCAACAACTTTGCTAACACCAGTGAGTTAGTCCACATAACGGACAGCGGCACCGTAGGAATCGGCGTTGTCCCATCCGGCACTGCAAAGCTGCAAGTAAATGGACAAATTTACGCATCGTCTGATGGAACCGCATCTGCACCAGCATTTGCTGTGAATGACGGCGACACCGGAATGTTTCGTCCGCTCAATAATAACTTGGCGTTTACTACTAACGGCTCAGAACGCCTCAGAATCACTAATAATGGCTACTTACAGTCACCACCCACTTATACAAATGTTACAGCAGCAGCCGCAAACGTACACATTGAGGCTTCTGTTGGTCAATTCTACAGGTCAACATCGTCCCGCCGTTACAAAAACACTATTAACGACGCCACACACGGACTGACAGAATTGCTTGCACTGCGTCCTGTGACCTACAAAGGCAACAACGACGGCGACACAGTATTCGGTGGTTTGATTGCCGAAGAAGTGCACGACTCTGGCTTAACAGAGTTTGTCCAATACAACGATGACAACGAGCCTGACGCATTGAGTTACGGCAATATGGTATCGCTGTGCATTAAGGCCATCCAAGAACAGCAAACAACAATTACAAAACTTGAGGCTCGTATCGCAGCACTGGAGGCAGCAGAATGAGTAGAGCGCAAGAAATAGCAGACCTGTTATCTGGTGTAACGATTACGACAGACGACAACAATGCACAGCTTACACTCAAGTCTACTGACGCTGATGCCAATGAAGGCCCAACATTAATTCTTCAAAGAGATTCATCTAGCCCTGCTGATAATGATGCTCTTGGTAGAATAGATTTTACGGCTGACAATGATGCGGGTGCAAGTCATGCCTT